TCTGAGTCTTTTGGACTGTATCAAGGATTTCAGATGCTACATCAGAAATTCCATTTGAGCCTGACATGCCACCACCGTGTCCAGCCTTGTCATCAAATGTAAGAGATATATACTCTTCTGAAAGAGCATCATAGACATAGCCCACGGCTTTTTTCTTCAGCATGACATCATGCTTCAAGCTCATAAGGGCTGCTGTGTCACCAAGATGGACAGTTTGCCCATCAAGCTCATAAGCTTCAATCTTGATCTGATCAGTAGGCTTGTCAATATTCCCATTCTTGAACTTGGCTTCACCCCATTTTCTCAGTTCTTCCTCTGTATTAAGATCATTGTTCTCATACTCGGCTTCATTGATATAAGGGTAACTACCAATGAGGGGGCTGTCCACAGTGACTTTCAGAACCGTGTCTTCTTCTGCTCCCTCTGGTTTGAATGTTGATTTCAGATGTAGTCTTGTGATGATGCTGGAACTGCTCTTGTTTCGTTCATACTGCTTCAAATTTTGATGTGTGGTGATTACCACACCACGATCAATTCCACGACTCTTTGGAATGTCAATCAGGAAGTTGTCACGAATCATCTCGCCTTCCCAAGCGCCTACGATGGAATGTTTACCATCCATCAGGATCTTATAGAGCGTTTCATCTTCTGTAGTGTTGAAGGTTCTATTATCCATGATGTTACTTGTGAAAGAGAATTTCCCAAGTGGTGTCTTAACTGCTGAAATCATAGCATTCAAGGCGATTTGACAGGTTGAGTTTGAAACCTTGATAGGACGAACAGAGCGCTTGAAGATGTCTTCTGTGATGTGCTGACAAGTCAGACTTACTGTGTCATCTTGCTCGCTGATATCCTTGATCCGGAAAAGTTGCCGGCCAGTGACAGGAGTTGGGGCGATAATGAGCATGTCTTCCTGAAATTTCTTATAAATTTCAGTGTCTGTGATTGGGTAGTCAACTTTGAGTGTGTAGCTCACGTTGATTACTTCTTCAACTTCTGCTTTTGTCGCTTCGTGGAGTGGTTGACCATTCCATTTCACTGTTTGAACATTTCTGTCTAATAGATATAGAATTATAACCACCCCCAATTAGTTTCAAAGACAAGTGATTGAATGCCAGGGCCTAAAACCACACCAACAGTCTTTTGATTTTGGTTAGCGTCAATTGTGATGAAATCTCCTGACCACTTCACCAGATTCCCTTTCTTATCAAGGAAGCTTGGATTCTGTGGATCATTTACCATCACAGCGCTCTCAGATAGTTGTTCAAGCTTGATGGTTTGTTTTCCGATGGTGAAGCTAGTCTCTAATGAGCTGTTTCCTCTAATTGTGATTTTAGGGAACGCTAGTGAGCTGCCTTGTAGCCTGAGAACACCATTTGAAGTAAGAGTTTGAACATCATTATTCTTCATGTATTTTGTAGGGTGACAAATAAATGTCACCTCTAAAGAATACATTTTAGTTTTGTCTCTCTGAGTGTCAGACACCTTTGTCTGATAACAGAACCATCTTGTGAGCTTGTTCTGTTGATTCTCAAGCCAGAAGTTTCTTTTAGAAAGGAATTGGACAAATTCAAGGACTTGCAGTTCTGTTGGGTTGATGAGTTGAAGAGTGTATTTCTTCTCAATCGCTTCCCTGTGAGGGTTTGACTGAACGATATATCCACTGACTCCATCATGGCTCAATAGTTTGTCCTTAGAAAGACCAACTTGAATTGTAGGACCTTCCAGCACAATCACATCAAATGGAAATGATGAAGTTCCAACTCCATCAATGATCAATTCGTTGTATTTTACCATGCAGGCGCTCCTCTCAATTCTTTCTGTCTTCTCAATTCAGCAGCTATCTTCTGAGATACCTTATTAGCTATCTTCTCAATATCTGCTTCTTCTCTGATGATGTTGTCAGAGATGTTGATGTTGATCACGGTTCCTTGTGGGTCCATTGTTTGAGCGATGCCCCGACCAATGGCGCTCAAGTTTCGTTCATTCAGTGGCAGGACTGCTTCTTTCCCAGCTTCCCCGCCAACCATGAGGCTATTTCCATTCATTCCGAATGCTGTGGGCTTAGTTAAGATCCCACCTTTGGCATACCATTCAATGCCAATGCTTGGAATCCCTTTACCTTTCAGCCAGTCCATTGGATTCAGTGATCCACTGGCCTTGAAGTGAGGTAGTGGGATGTGTGGCCATTTGAATTGGAAATTGAAGAAACCTTTAATTCCGTCAATGGCTCTTCCTACGAGATCTTTTGCTCCATTGATAGCTGTGTCAATTGTGTCTTTGATCCCATTCCAAATGCTTGAAGCGGTTGAGCTTATATCATTCCAAACTCCTGAAATTGTGCTAGAAATCCCATTGAATACAGTTGAAACTGTTCCTGTGATTCCATCCCAAATCCCAGATAGAGTTGAGCTGATCCCATTCCAAACAGTCGAAGCCGTACCGGAAATTGTGTCCCAAATTCCAGATAAGATTTGAGCCATTGCATTGAATACAGATTCACAGATACTTTTGATCCCGTTCCAGATATTTTCACCAATACCCTTGATGGTCTCCCAAGCCCCAGACCAGTCCCCGTTGATGATCTGCATCACAGTCTTAATGATGCCTAATACCACGTTAATGGCTGTTTCTACTACGGTTTTGATGGTGTCCCAGACCGTGGAAATTACGGTTGAAATGTTGTTCCATGCTGTTTCAATAAAAGGACCAAGAACATTCATGACTGTTGTCACTACTGCTGAAATAGCATTCCAGACAGTTTCTGCTGTCTGCCTGATCAATTGTTGATTGTCATTCCACCATGTTGTCAGTGTTCCCCATATTTCCATGACAAAGCTTGAAATAGCTTGGACAACAGTATTGATGACCGACATGATAGCATTCCAGACTGTTTCAACAGCGGTCCTGAATCCCTCATTGGTTTCCCATAAGTGCTTGATAACCAAGACTATTCCTGTGACTGCTGCAATAACAGCAGCTATCACTCCAATGATTGGCAAAGCAGCAGCTATCAGCCCTCCTATACTTGCTCCCACAGCAACAGCAGCCGCCTGAAGGGCAAGGAAGATTGGGGCAAGTACACCAGCCACTGTCACAATTGTTCCAAACACTACAACAAAGTTTTTGATGGGTCCAGGTAAGTTGTTGATCCATTCTGCCACTTTCTTGAAGACATCCACAATGATGTCAAGGGCAGGAGCGAATGTTTCAGCAATAGCTCCACCAACTTCAGCCATAACGATTTTCAAACCATTTTGGGCTGTGGTGAATTTGTCAATAGGATCCAGAGTGCTTTCATAAGTTTGTGAAACCAGACCGGCTGACACTTGTGAAGTGTAGCCTAAATCTTCCATGTTGAATTTCCCACGTTTGATTGCATCAATCATCTGAGGTGCTTTCTTGGCACCAAATATCTCCATGGCGATCCCCATCGCTTCGGTCTCTGACTTACTGTTCTTGATGGCTTCAATGGTTTCTGTCAGACCTTGCTTCATGGTCTTTCCTTGCTTGGTATATACACCAGCAGCCTTCGTCAGTCCAGAGAGCGCTGAGGATGAATCCACCCCGTTTTTCTCAAATTGACCAATCAATGTGACTGCTTCACCAAATTCAAGACCAAGCATCTTGATTTGTGGCGCTCCATCTGTGGCCTTTTTCATCAGCTCATCGACAGAGACCCCGGTATCTTGAGAAACATAGGTTACATTATCCAAAATCTCTGTTAGGTCATCAATGGATAGGCCATAAGCTTCCATTGCTTGCTTCGATTGGATTGTAGCATTTGTGACATCCGTCCCGTTGATCTCAGAGAACTTGATCATGTCTTCTGAAGTCACTTTCAAAGCGTCTCCAGTTAATTTGAATTGAGTATTGACCTCACCAACAGCATTCCCGATGGTACTGAAATCCGTAGGGACCTCAGTGGCTATGCCATTAGCAATGCCTTGCATTTCTTCAAGAGCTTTCCCACCAGCACCAGTTTTGGTGACAATGGTGTCCATTCCCTCATCAATTTCACGGAATGCATCTAGAGCGCTCTTCCCAAAATCAACCAACTTTTGACTGATTTCAGATAACTTCTCAGAGAATTGATTCAGCAATTCAGCTTTCAGAAGCTTGTTTGTCTCTTCAAGACCGCTACTAGCTTTCTTTCCTGACTCGCCAAGGTTTTCCATTTCATTGGCAAGCCCGTTGAAGGCAGCCTTGGATTCATTCAATTGAGTTTCTAGCTTATTGACTTCTGTTGAGTTCTCGCCATACTCTTGTTTTGCAAGAGCCAATTGCTTTTCAAGATTCTCGATCTGTTGGGCAACAATCTCGCTTTGCTTCCCAATCTTTTGTTCAGCAAGTGCCAGCTTATCTGCTTCACTAGCGTTGGACCCCATCTGGCTTTCTTGCAACTTGAAGGAACTGACAACTTTGTCACCTTCGCTTGCAAGTCGTTGTTGCTCGTTTTGAAGCTCTTTCAGTTGTTCACGGTTGGATTTTGTGGCATTCCCATTTCCGTCCAATGCCTTATTGACATTTTCAAGCTTGTTCTCGTAGCCTTTCAGGATGTTTTCCGTTTGGACCACTTCCCGTTGAAATGCACGGTATTGATCAGCACCAATGTCACCACTCTTGAATTGAGCTTCAACTTGTGCTTGTGCCTGTCTCAATGTTTCCAATTTCTCCTTGGTAGTTGAGACTTGCTTTTGAAGCACTTCTTGCTTCTGAGCCAATAGAGTCACATTCCCTGTGTCAAATTTCAGAGCCTTGTCAATGCTCTTCAATTCTTTTGCTGCTTCGATAGAAGCAGAATTTACTTTCTTCAGGGCATTTTGAAGGGGCTGTGTGTCACCACCAATCTCAATTTTTATCCCTTTAATATTACCGGCCATATTTCCTCCTTTCACATAAAAATATAAAGAGCGCCTAAAGGTTTCTCGTGGTCAATCGTCCATCTATTCGATGAACTTGACCTCAGATTCTTCCTCTCAGCACTCTATTTCAAACTAAAATGAGTCAAAATCTGACTGTGTGGCTTTGCGTGTTTCTGATTTGTTCTCAGTACGCAAATTCACATAATCTGTTTGATAATCCAGAGCCATTCCAATTGAAATGTGCTTCAGATCATCAATTGTAAGACCAGTTTCTTTACAGCAAGAGAGATAGGATTCTACTGTAAAGATTTCATCACTGGCTGATTCTGACTCATCTGGTTTTTTTTTGATGTCATTGTATCATTGATCATTCCCATCAAGATTGGAGCGATGTCCTGCAAAGGGAATTCCTCCATCTCCATGAAAAATTGTTCATAAGGCTTGATGTATGGATTCCCTGATTTTGTGAAAACCCAAAAAAGGCGATTGAAGAAGGTCATGTCAAAATTGGCCAACATGTTGATGTCAACTTCATTGTTGCCATTCTCAGCCATTTGCATGATATTCTGGT